GTACCGGGCAGCAGCATCGGCGGCCGATTTGCCACCCTCCTTTATCGACACCTTCATGCCGTCGATCTGCTTTTTGACCTGCTGGACCTGAGGGGCCAAGTCCGGGAACATCGTCTGCAAATCGGGGATGGTACCGCCGTTGTCACCGTGTAAAAAGGCCTGAGTTTGTGACTCCTTTCTACCCCGGGCCATCCCTTCGGCCACGGACCGATCATTGGCCGCATCCCCGAACACAGCCATCCCACCCAGGGCGGCCACACCGGTGACCCATGGGTTCCCCTTGGAAAGGAGCGCCCCCACACCACCGCCGACAAGAACTCCCTGGAGCGGCGCCGGAATCTTGTTCCAGGCGGCAATAATGTCGTTGAGAGCATTTACCGTGGCGGTGAGTCCCGGAACAGCGCTCTGCAAAAGATTTTGCCCCAGCGTGGCCGCTCCGACCGCCAGGGACTCCAAGGCGGCTCGGCCCTCCGGCCGGGTCAGCTCGTCCTGGAACTCCTTCATGGCCTGGGTCATCATGGGGGCCAGGTCGCTGCCAAATTCTATGGCCACCTGCTTAAGAGTGGCGTCATAGGTGTCCTTGACTCCCTGGGCGCTAACCTTCCAACGATCAAAAGCCTGATTGGTCGCGTCCGTGCCGGTCCGTACGTCGTCAAGGATCGTCGCATACCGTCCCCATTGCTGTGCGGACAGGGCGGCAATACCGGTCAGGGCCTCGGAGTCTTCAAAGAGTTTGCCAAGCGAAAAGCCGGATTTGTCGGCAACAGCCTGGAGTGTCTGGAGCGTTCCGGCCAAACCGAGATGCTGGACCATGGCTTGGCCGGACTGGTAGCCCAGGGCCTTGAGTACCTTTTGAAGATTTTCGGTCGGCTTATAGAGGCCGATCATGATGCCGCGCCATTTGGTGGCGGCTTCGGCCGTCGATCCGGCGGTTTGCGTGATCAACGACAGTCCTGCGGCCATTTCCTGGGATTTTACACCGACCAAATGTGTGGCGGCCGCAATATCGCCAACGACGGGGACCAACTCCGCGAACGAAGTTTGACCGAGTTTTTCGATTTTAAAGAGCAGATCCGATGCTTCGGCCGCGTTGCGAATCTCGCCATCAAATCCCGCCAACGTTTTGGTCAGGCCTTTGATAGTCTCTTCCTGGGAGACATGCGCCGCCTTGGCGGCCTTGGACGCCGTGGTGAGCAGGTCCATGGCCGCCGTGGTATCCGTCACGCCAGCGGATATGGTCTGATAGTACCCCTTGAGCAGGGACGTCGGGTCGCCCAGCTCCCGGGGCATGGCCTTTATGGCGGCATCAATCGTGCCCAGGTCCTGATCCGTGACCTTTGGCATATCAACCAATGCCGATTGATAGTCGCGAAAATCAGCGAAAGTTTGTGAGACCAAACTAGCGGCGGTGCGCAAAGACATATAGGCCGCCGTGGCCACCGCCGCCTGCTTGGCCAGGGCGCCCAGGGAGGTCCCAGCTTTTTCACTGACGCGGGTGGTCACCCCCATTTGCGTAGCGAGATTACGGTATTCGGAGGCCGACAAACCGGCATAACGCCGGAGTTGCTCCAGTGCCCGGGACGCGGAGTCAGCGGCCAGCCCCTCATGCATGCGCTTTTCGAGGCTGGCCAATTCCTTGTCGGTGAGACCAGCGGCCGTGCCGACACTTTTCAGACTGGTGCCGACGCGTTTCATGCGCCGGTCGACCTGCGTGGCAAAGGCCTCGGTCAGGCTGTCGGACCGCTTGAGCGTGGTCTCGAGGCTCTTCCCATCAGCGGTGATGTCTACCGACAGCGTGCCGGCTTTGATTCTCACGCAGGCCTCTTTTGTTCGAGCTTCGCCGCAATCTTGCGATGCATCTCACCGATGACGATCGCTGCCAGGATCTGGATCTTGCGCATGATCACGTCCTGTTCCTCGTCCTCGATGCCTTCCATATCCATGACCATTCTTACGGCCATTAAGTTAACGTCCACCGGTCCACCCGGGCCGAAAATGAGTTGCCCGGATACCCTGTCCCAGATCCTGCAGGTGGTCAGATTCCCGGGCAGGCACTCCGGCAGGCAGGTGGCGCAGGGCGGCCCACCTGCCTTGCGGCGCTTATCTTCCTCGGTGTCCCACCGGCTGGGTGCGTAGGCCCGGCGACAGACCCCGCACGACGTGCGCCCCTCTTCGGCTAGCCATTCGCCGAGGCGCTTAAGTTTTTTTCCTCCACCTCCAGATTGGCCTCGTATTCTTCGGTCAGCTCCTTGAGCCAAACCAGGACCTGATCCTCGAGACCGGGGACCTCATCCAGCAACTTGGCCTTGTTGACAGCCGTGAACCGGAGGCATTTTTGGGCGGCGGCAGCCTCGTCGTCGGCAAAGACGTTCTCCCAGGCGGTGAGTGCAGCAAACGCGCGCAGGTTCCCGGCGTAGGGGATGTCGAAGACGACTTCCTGGCCGTTCTCGTTCATCACGTATTTCTGGGCCTGGGATTTGATCTTTCGACCCTGGACAGGCTGCAGGACGCTGATCTCGAACCTGGCCTGGTCGGGGTCGTTCGGGTAATCGAACCACTTTTTCTTGACGGCGGTCTTCTTGGCGACGTTCATGGGTTCTCCAGGGATTACAGGGTACCGGAATGGAGCGTGATCGAAACGCCGACGGGCTTATCCACGACGACCTTGACACCACTGTCCAGGGTCAACGTACCCGCCTCGACGGACGTGATCAGATACTGTCCATCGTTGTTGGTGCTGCCTTCGACGATCAAGGTGTCCCCGGCCTCAAAGCCGGCAGTAACGAAACCGTTACCGGTGTCGGTGATCTTGTTTCCGGTCGCTACGAAGGCGATGGTGGACGCCGTCAGATGGTAAAAAAAGTAAGCCGGCTGGCCGCCACAGATCATTTCCAGATCGAACGGAAAGACGTTGTTTTTCTCCGTGGCCGTGTCGCTTCCAGCCTTGATCACCTGAAAAAAACCATTTTTATCAGTTGCCTTGTCCAGGGTGACGAAGTCCTCGGCCTCCATGTCGAGATAGATGCGCGTCGTCTCGTCCAGCTTGGTCTTTTTATGCATGGCCTTTTTCAGGGCCGACTGCCCGAGCCGATCGCCCTTCATCAAATAACCGGAGCCTGTGACGTGGGAGAGTTTGCCTTCGCCGGCCACCTCGGTCGCATAGCTGACCTGGAACTGGGAGAGCGAGATCGAGGACCGGCTGCCCACCGGGAGTCCCAGCTTGTTGAGTCCCTTGACCACGGCCTGGTTGGCCGTGCCGTAATTGAGGACGATGCCCGCATTTTCGGCCGTGATCGCGGCAATCAGGTTGTCCGCCATAACTGCTCCTTTTATTGGATCATTTGGACGTACCCGGTAAGTTGGCTGCCGGCTTGCCAGGTCGCGTCGTTGACTTTGGTCGCGGGGATGTCGTCTCCCCTGGAAAAACGGAAATCGATCAACCCCTCACCGGGGATGCGCTGCCCGCCGAACAACTCGGCGGCCGAGGACGCGAGGCTGGTCGCCGCCTGTTTAGAGGCGGCGTAGACCACGATCTGGATCCCGACATAGGTGATGCGCTCGGTGAAGGTGTCCCGGCAGGACTGTATGGGGACGTCCAAGACGGCATACGGCATGGGCCAGTCGCGTGGCGCATCGTGGTAGACCAGTCGTCCGGACACGCCGGTATGGAAGGCATGTTCCGCATGGGCATTGAACCAGGCGTCCAGGGCCGCCAGCAGCAGGGGGAACGCACTCGCTCGCGTGCTCATTTCCCGCCCTTCATGCGGCCGGCCATTCGGCCCAAGTCAAATTTATCCCCCGCCGGCCGCAGATGCGGTTTGGCCGGTTGATCCTTGGTGCCCAACTCGACATACGGCGCATAGGGTTCGCTTTCTTCGATGTAGCCGGTGATGACCACGCCATCGCGCTCGGTGCCAACCGACTGCGAGGCCTTGAGCTTGCCGGTCTTGACCGGAACCAGTCGCTGGGCTTCAGGCAGCACTTCCTCTTCAAGTTCCTCATGCATAGCCTGCTGTGCATCATCCATGATCAACTCGAAGCAATCGGAAAACATGCCCATCAGTTCTGTTCCTCCTGGCGCGCTTCGGCCTCGAACACGGTCCAGCCGCGCGCATGGTCGGTGTAGGCGTTCGTCACATGGAGCACCTCCTGGGGTGTGACGATCCGACAGCCGGCGGCCAAGGCCGGACAGGCCGGCATCCAACCAGCACGATACCCCACGCCGATCTCACGAGCGGCCAGACGCCGCTCCTTGCCGCTGAGGCCATGTACGGCTGCCTTGCCAGACCAGATGGACACGGGCGACTGGGTGTGCCCCAGGGAGCCGTCCGAAACCTCGGTGTCGCGCTGCACGGTCACGTCCACCACGAAGACGCCGCTGGCGAGCCCGAGCACGCACATGTCGCCCTCGGACCACGCATCCTGAACCGTCCAGGTGACGTCCCCCTGCTCGAGAGTATGGCCAAAGACCGGCGTGGTCGGCAGCGACGCCGGGTCAACCCACGCCATGGCCAGGCGAACTTGCCCATGGTTATAGGTGTCGCGCAGACTCGAGTTGATGCCGTCCCAGGTGGCTCCCGCTTCGACAATGGCCTGGATGGGTGCACCGGCGCCGCTGGCCGTATAGGTGGCCGGCGAGGCAAAGGCGCCCACAAAGGCTTGGGGATCGTCGATCAGCATCCGGCATCCACCTCTTCCTGGCAGGCCACGCAGCGGCAGGCCCCAGGGCAGGCGGCCAGCCGAGCGGCTGGGATGGACTCGCCGCAGTCGCGGCAGACCACTCGGCCGTCTTCCAGAATCTGGGATTCATTCCTGGCCCTGGCCGAAGCCAGGGCGGCTTGCCGATGGACGGTCTCGGCGGCCTGGGCCTGATCGGCAAAATCCATGTCAGCTCCTTTTGCTCGTCGAACGGCGCATCAGTGCGTGCCGCTGGCCTGCCGTTCGTAGCAATCGAGAGTCGCGGCCTGCTGTTCGATGAGCCAGCATTGCCGGTCGACGAGCAGCATCAGGCGGTCCAGGTTTTCCGGCGAGCAGACATGCTGCTCGGGATCAAGGCGCGGCAGTTCGGGCGCCTTCGGCCGTGGACAGAGGGTAAAGGCATGCTGCACCGTGACCGTGGCCGACTTGCCGGCACAGCCGCTAATTGCGGCAAGCACCGTTAAGATGCACAGCAGCTTTACGACTCGTCGCATCGTCGACCACCTTTCCCTTTTGGGGGCGCACCGGTTTGGCGTCGCGAATGATGACCGTCCGGATCTCGTCCCGGTCCCGGGCCCGGGCATTGGCCTGCTGGCAAGCCTCGACCTGCCCGGCCAGACCATCCCGAGCGGCAAGCAAGGTCTTTTCCG